TCGTTTCGATAATGCACTTGTTGAACGTAAAATCGAACTCGGAGATGTTCCTGGTTATGGCTCTATCTCTAGTAGCCCAGACCTTGTTCTGGCTGATAATCGGTTATTGGTAGACTGGAAAACTACCTCTCGTGCAAAAATAAAGAAGATTCAAAACCATGTTGATGGTATCAAGCAGGATGCAGCATCGGAGTACACAATCCGTAAGTATCTTGGCCAAGCAAATCTATATGCTTGGGGTTTGAATAAGTCAGGCATTCAGATTGATGACATCGCTCTGGTGTTTATCAATCGTGATGGGACTTACGAGAATGATATCTATGTACTACCAGTACCATATGACGAAGAGTTCGCAGTCGGATTGTGGGATAGGTTAGTAAGCATCTGGCAGGGACTCGAAGCAGGTGCTCATCCGAACGAATACGAAGCGCATCCAGAATGCTACAAATGTTCCATCGGAATCTAGCGACACGCCAGTAAACACTCAATTTATGCCTAGCATCAAATGTGTGTTATAATATCCAAGCAACACAAACAATTCTTTAAGGAGGAATTATGTCAGAAGAAAACAAGGTAGCAGCTGCACCGCAGCCAGCATTCCTAAAGATGATTCACAAGGCCGAGGGCCTAAACAAACCAAAGTCAATGCTATTCTATGGCGATGCAGGACGAGGCAAGACATGGCTCGCAGCATCTATCTCGGAGGTTGCAGATTTTGGTCCGGTTCTACTAATCGATGCCGAAGGTGGCTCATCAGCTATCGCTCGTGACTTCAAGGATGTAGACGTAATCGCAGTTGATAAGCACGAGCAGTTCCAGGCAGTGTATGACTGGCTAATCGCTGGTGACCACAAGTACAAGACGGTAATCATCGACACCATTGGTGTTGTGATGGACAGGGCCGAGAAGTTCTTTGGTGAGAAGCCTGAGAATCAGGGCAACAAGTTCGGCAAGTGGGGTGACCTAAAGAACTGGGCGAATGAAATCTTCCGCACGTTCCACACCGCACCGTTCGTGAGTATTCTTATTGCTCACGCACTTGATGACAAGGATGACAACACCGGAGCAGTGAAGACAACTGCAATGCTACCAGGTTCATTCAAGTCAACACTGCCATCAATCCCAGACATCGTAGGATACATGGGCATTGAGGCATCAGAAGATGGGCCACCACAGCGAGTGCTAGTAGTGGGTCAGTCAGAACGCCTAGTAACTAAGAACCGCTTTGGTTTGCCAGGCAAAATCTATAACCCATCCATGAAGCAAATCATGGAACTAATTAAAACAGGAGGTAAGTAAACATGAGTACAATTAAAATTTCAGGTATCACCGAAGAGTCACTAGCGTCAAAGGGTGGTTCATACGAACCAGTACCAGCAGGCTCTTACAATGCAACAGTCTTCGATGCAAAACTAGAAGAGGTTCGTTCAGGACCAAACGAAGGTAAGCCACGCCTAAACATTCAGTTCAGCATCACTGATGAAGGGCACAAGAACCGCCGAGTGTTCTCATATGTGCCACTGTATGTAGGTAACGACTTCTGGAAGGCTCAGTCATTCTTCAAGGCACTGGGCTATGACATGAAGGCTGGTGACTTTGAGGTACCAACCCCAAACGAACTAGCAGGTAAGCCAATCGGCGTTCGTGTAAAGATTGGCACCGACCAGAACGGTCAGCCTCGCAACGAGGTGGGTGGCTTTGATAAGTCAACAGACCCTGCAGGTGCAGCACTAGCAGGTCTTGGTGCTAAACCAGTAGGCGATGTCTGGTAGTCCAAGTTTAAATGGGCAATCCTGAGCATGATTTAAAACTGCTCTCAAGCCACCACTGGGTCCACGCTTTTTATCTCTCCTCCTTTGTGCGTGTGTCGGGTTCGATTCCCGAGGTGGCACTCAAGGGAATACTCTGAACAAGTATCCTAAGATGAATCACTACTGAACTCTGCACCGTGGAAAGCATCATACGAAGGCGTTCAGGCTGATGGAGATTGCTCTGCGACCCCACTAGGTAGTGACAGCTGGCAGGCTAAACCGTGGCCAGCACCTTGCCCCTTAGCTCAATTGGCAGAGCAAGATGCTGTTAACATCGAGGTTTCAGGTTCGAGTCCTGAAGGGGCAGCAGTCTAGGGAAGTAATACCAGTAGGGCCCTAGCGTTTGACCGGATACGTAAACACCGGCAGGGGTTCAGGTTCTGAGTAGGCTGTGAATCCCAAGTATCAGAGAAGCTGATACAAGGCAACAAAGATTCCACACCGCTCACAAAGTGCAACAAGCGAAATGGTCCAGGGTGTGGTAGGACAAGTGCTAGGTCCCCTGTTCCGGAGGTTGAAGGAGCCTAGTGCGATGTTTCCTAAGTGTTACGGTAGCACGGCGGTCTCCAACACCGCAAGCCCAGGTTCGACTCCTGGAGGATTCGCGAGAGATAAACAAACTAAGGAGGATATATGAAGACAGGTGATTTTCTACAAGCCGTCTACGGTGATGCAACTGGCATCGCAGCGTTCTCCATGCGAAGCGCAGCAGGTGATTTGACAGAGCAGAAGTTCTTTGAGTACCCAGCACAACTGGCAGACATGGAGGCATTGGCTCTTACTAAGGCTAATGATGACCTTTACTTCTCACCGATTCTATTCAATGCGCCTCGCCGTATCAAGGAAAATGCAAAGACCGTTCACGTCATCTATGCAGATGCTGATGCGTGTGGACCGGAGAACTTTCTAGTAGAGCCATCAATCTCAGTGCAAACATCTGATAACCGCTGGCACACCTACTGGATGCTAGATGCAGAAGTAGACCCACAAGTTGCAGCGTTGCTTGCAAAGAAGATTGCCTATGCTCACGCTCACCAGGGCTGTGACACGTCTGGCTGGAACACAACCAAGTTGTTGCGTGTACCTAACACCATGAACATGAAGCCTGGCAAAGAGACTCAGGTGACTGCTACTAGCACCGGAGCAATCTACTCCCTGCAGGACCTGAACGACCACTACGGTGATGTTGAGGTTGAGCCTATCCGTGACTTGTCGCTAGCAGAGATGCCGGCCGAGTGGCCTACGCTCATGGATGTAATGGCTAAACTAAAGTCCACTCCAGAGATTATGTCTCTGTACATGGACGAGCCTTCGGCGAGCGCCGACCGTAGCAAGTTGCTTTGGAAACTTGAGAACCTGCTATTCCGTCAGGGCCTAGATGCCAAAGAAGTATTTGTAATTGTTCGCAACGCTAAGTGCAACAAGTACCACAGCTCTACACCAAAGCGTTCCGACCCAGATGGTGACCTGTGGCGTGAAGTCCAGCGTGCTGGTTCTGCTGTTGGAGCAGAGCCTGAGTTTGTGCCTGTTGACACCAGCGACCTTGAGAAGCCAGTGCAAGTTGCAGACCTACGCCCAGAGTTCCTGACTCAGACCGAACGCAATGCTGTTGTTCAAAGCCGTAACTTTATTGATGAGTATCGTGACTGGGCAACTAGCAAGACCGATGGTGCTATCGCATATCAGAACGCATCTGCTTGGACTTTGCTGTCGTGTGTGTTCTCTGACACTGGCTACGCTGTGCCAAAGTTTGGCAAGATGGGCCTAAACCTATGGTTCATGGTTCTTGGTGAGACTACGCTTACTCGTAAGTCAACCAGCCGTAACCTAATGCTGCGTGCTGTACGTCAGTATGAGAAGTTCTCAGGCTACCAGATTGACATCGGTTCGGATGCAACCCCAGAAGGTCTTACATCAATCCTCGCAGAGCGTGATGGGCAGACATCGTTGTTGCACCGAGATGAAGTGCAGGGTATGTTCAAGGACTTTATTAACAAGACCTACATGGCATCAGCAGCGGAGCGCTTTACCGAGTTGTACGATGGTCACGTTCCGGTGACTATCCGTTCATCAAAGGGCAAGACTCAGACAGAACGAGCAACAACTAACTTCATCATGTACCTAATGGGTATCACGAGCAAGACTGCTGATGTTCTGACCACTGAGTATTTCCGCTCTGGTTTCTTGGCACGTTTCATCTATGTAACTGCACCTACTCCGCCTCGCACAAGAGAGTCAGAAGACATCCAGCAGGCTGACGAGTACGAGACAATCGTGCGTGACGAAGTGCTTGAGAATATGATGAAGCGTTTGTCCGAGAGTGTGATGTTCTGGCAAAAGAAGAATGGCAGCAAGCCTGTGCCAGTTCGCATGAGCCAGCCAGCACTTGAGAGATTCAACCAGTACAAGTGGGAGATGGGTAACTTTGCCGAGAACCACCCGGAGAAGGAATCAATCGAGCCATCTCGCCAGCGACTTGCTTTGTCGGTATGGAAGTGTGCAGTATTGCTTGCCATGTTCGATAAGGCAGAAGAGGTGGAACTACGCCACCTGCTAACTGCAATCATGTATTCAGAAGAGTGGTTCTGGAACCTGACCCAGATGGCCGGAGCAATCTCTGCATCTGAATGGCAGCGAGATGTCGATAGACTTGAGGCTCTTATCATGGATAAGGGTGGCAGGATTCGATACGAGGATGCTTACAAGAAGTTCAATAACAAGCGTAAGCGTGAGTTCGATGAAATGGTGCAGGCGCTGCACTCTCAGGCCAGGGCTCAGATTGTAGTAGAGGAACGCAAGACATATTTGGAGGTGATTGTAAATGGATAGACTACGAGAAATTAAGATTGCCGAGGCACTGAGTTATGCGATTTGGTTGCGAGATAGCGTAGATGAACTCGGTGACTTTGACTTGACAGAATCTATTCAGGCTCTAGGCAGGTTTGAGGTATTCTCAAGTCGTCAGATATCTGCAATCATAAACGGCAGGGTATCACACAGCGTTATTACAAAACTAATTGGCAAGACCGATAAAACTGGAGGCAATCTAAATGCTGGAACTCTTGATATACTTCGTAGTATCCTTCTCAATCGTGCTGACGATGGCACTGATTACAAACTCATCGCTACTGCTGTTGGTATGGGTACGTCTCAAGGGATGGTATCAAAACTTACTGGAGTACCGCAAGGGACAATAAGCAAGAAGCTGAGGAGAAAATGAAAGTACTAAGTTTGGACCCGGGTGGCACAACCGGCTATGCAATTAGTTCAGTTGGTGACGACAATCCGCTTTATGTTGGCCTCAGCGGTCAGGTAAAGAATGGGCTTCAAGGCTTCCTTGATTTTCATTGGGATGTACTTGAGGACCACCAGTTTGACTTCATCATCTGCGAGAACTTTGAACTTCGTGAGGGCATCTACGGCGCAGATTTATCTCCAGTGTATATCATTGGTGCACTAGAGGCGCTGTACCCAACAACAGAGATTATCTATCAAGCACCATATCAGAAACCGCTAGTGGATGACGATAGACTAAAAAAGCTTGGCTTACACGAGCCAGGGAAACCGCATCGCAATGACGCAGTACGCCACATGGTTATCTATCTGCGTAACACAAAACACACACCAACCTTAACGGCTGGGTGGAAGGAGTAACATGAAGGTTTTATTTCTAGACCTGGAAACAAGTCCTAACCTAGCTCACGTATGGGGCCTGTGGGACCAGAATGTAGCCATCAATCAGTTGGTATCATCGACAGAAGTAATCTGTTGGGGTGCACGCTGGCTGGGCGAGAAGAAGGTTCACTTTAAATCAGTCCACCACCACGGTAAGAAGGAGATGCTAGATGCACTTCACGAACTTATGGAAGAGGCTGACGTGCTGGTTGGCTGGAACTCACAAGCGTTTGATAGCAAGCACATCAAGCGAGAGTTCCTTGAAAACGGGTATCTACCTCCATCTCCATACAAGGAACTTGACCTTATGCGAGTCGTGCGGAGCCAGTTTAAATTCCCATCAAACAAGCTCGACTATGTTTCACAGAAGCTTGGGGTCGGGGCCAAGGTAAAGCACTCTGGTTTCCAGCTATGGATTGACTGCATGGCTGGCAACAAGAAGGCATGGAAAGAGATGAAGGAATACCAGATTCAGGATGTGAACCTGCTGATTGACCTTTACGATATCCTTTTGCCATGGATTAAGAATGGGCCACACGCTGGTCTGCACGATGACATCGATGGCTGCCCTAACTGTGCCTCGACCAACCTCGAACGCCGAGGCGTGTCTCGCACAACAGCAGCGACCTACCAGCGTTACCAGTGTCGTGATTGCGGTAAGTGGATGCGAGGTGGAAAGCAGATTGCAAAGACTACTTATAAGCCTATCTAATCTTATTGAACGGTTCATCAAGAAACCCGAGCCGGAAGTCAAAGAAGAAGAGTTTGCCCTAGGTGGTAAGCCAGTGGGGTTCTTTATGAATCAAGTGAGAACCCCGCTGGAGTACTACATAGACTCTATCTTTGACGAGGAAGAAAATTACTTCATCAAGGTACAGTACATGTGCGCCTGCGGGGCACCAGTATTCAAATCGCTAAGCGATGATGTTGGCTTCGGCTGTGACCACTGCGATTCTATTTGCCAAGGCGAAGAGACTTGCGAAGAATGCTATAATTTATTTAGTGTAGATTTTGGAGACCCTAATGCCGGCATATGAATATAAGTGCCCATCGTGCCAACAAAAGCACACGGAAACAAGGGGCATAAATGAGCAAGAGAAAATTAAACAATGTGAAAACTGCAAGGTTGATTACGTCAGGGTATTTGCTGTTCCTGTAGTCACTTTCAACGGCTCTGGTTTTCACATCAACGATAAGAAGGATAACTAATGCCGTATTACATTAGCAAGACTCAAGAGGGCTGCAAGAATCGCTGGTCTGTAATCAATGCAGCCAAGGAAATAAAAGGCTGCCACGGGACCAAGGAGCAGGCAATCGCACAAATGGTTGCTATCTCTATTGCCGAAAAGGTTGAGCCAGGTGGTACTTGGCCAGGAGATAAGAAGAAAGAATCTGCAATGATTGCGGAGGCTGATTCCTATGACCCACCAGCAGGGGTTGTATCTGCTGCAAAGCGTGCACTTGCATGGATTGCAGAGGGAAAGGCTGGCTCTGGGTTTACAGATGTTGGTCGTAGACGTGCAAGCCAGTTAGCATCAGGAGCTGCAGTTAGTCGTGAAGTTGTTGGTCGAATGAAGTCTTACTTTGCTCGCCACGAATCCGACAAGTCTGCAACTGGATTTAGTTCTGGTGAAGAAGGATTCCCTAGTCCAGGCCGAGTTGCATGGGACGCTTGGGGAGGAGACGCTGGTAAGTCATGGGTCGGAAATATTAATCTAGATTAAGGAAAGCAAATGGGCAAGCATATAAACAATCATCCAGCAGGAAAAGCAATAGTTCCATTCGATGAGTTAGTCTATAAGTACTTTGGAGACAGCGCAGACTTGTTGCTTCGTAAGCACGCAGACTATGGACCAAAGAATATCTCTTGGTCTCCGGGTGGTCCACTAAATGGATTGCGTGTCCGAATGTGGGACAAGATGGCTCGCATCAACAACCTGATT